TATTTTTTAATATAAGTAATACTGTTTTGTATACTGTATCTACGTTTATTGCCATTTTAATATTTTAAAAAAGAGGCTACATCAGTAGCCCCTTATAATTATAGTCACTTGTTATTTGAACTTTTTCTGTATGGTTTTGTAAACCTCTACACCTTCGTCAGTTTTAAACCACGCAGCTAATGCTGAATACGGGTTTTCATCAAAAGGAATATTCATAAGTTTTCTACCATTGCTACCCCATATAAATGTTCTTTGATCTTGAGATAACTTCATGATTCCAGCTTCAACAGCTTTAATTCCAAAGTTTCTTAATTCTACATTTTCATCATTAGCTAATTCTATGAATAAATAAGGATTTCCCCTAGCAAATAATAGTAAATCTCTTTTAAGCTCTTTAGAAGTCATATCTGATACATTAGAACCAAACTCTACTCTTAATATAGCTTCAGCTTGATCAACATCCATAGTTGCAGCAGCATTCATAGCTTCCATTTCTACTTGTAAATAGTCTAATTCATCTACAGCTTCTTGAACATCATCTTTTTCAGCATAAAGCTTACCTTTATTTGGATGGTATAATGATAACAACTTTTGTAAAGCTTGCTGAGATTTAGGCACTTCTAAAACGCCATCTTTAAATACGATGTGACCTAATGTGACAGGTCCTTTCTGCTCGTCTACAAATGGGCTTTTCATATTAGTAGCATATCTAAGCTCCCTATTGTACCCTTTTTCTTCATCAAAATACATTAAAGCTTTTCTCATAGAATGTCTTGAGTTTATTCTAAAAGTTAAAGGAGATTTATCATTTAATAAATGATAATACCTATTCTTAACTTCCCAAGTATCTTTTTTAGTTTCTTTTTTAACCTCAGGTTTTTTAACCTCTGGTTTTTTCTTTTCTTTTGTTTCCATAATATAATATAATATAATAATTAAAAAAGACCCCGCCGAAGCGGGATCTTATTATTTGTTTTATGCTACAGTAGTAAACACATTTGTGTTAAGCACAGTTCCAGAAGCATCTGGACCAGCATTTATACATTTTAACCAAGAAGCTTGTAAACTAGCTTCTAAAGCTCTAGCTGCATCAGCGTCAGCTAGAGTTTGGCCAACTGTAATAGTTGAACCATCAATGTAAGTGATCACACAGTTATCTGAACCGTGAGCAGCGACAATCTTTAATAATTCCTCAGAAGGAATATATAAAGGTTGATCAGTGTTGTATTTTGCTTCTATTAATTTAGCCATAATTTCTATCTTTTAAATGTTAATAATTATACAGTAGATTTTAATAACACGAAGTTATTAGCACCTTGTACACAAAGACATCTTTCAGATAAGAAATGTACTTGCATCGCATCTAATCCAGAAGTATAAGCTCCGCCTACTGAACCAGTAACCCAAGACTTCATTCTTCTATCATCCGCTTCAGAAGCTCTATATCTTACATGTAAGAAAGGTCGTCTGATGTTAGATCCTAATGACTGATCATAAACAGTTGAAGTTCCAGCTGGAACTAAAACACCATCAATGTCACCAATCATTCCTCTTGTAGCAAAATCATTTAGATATTTCCAATCAGTTTTGTAGAAGTCGTAAGAACCTCTTCTGAAACCAGAGAATCCAAAGTTAAGAGCCATATCTTCTTCGTTGTTAAATAAACCGTAAGAAGCAGCACCAGTTGAAGCATAACCACCATTCATAGCAGCAATCATATCATCAAAATCAAGAGCAGTTGATCTAGATAAAAATAACATGTTTTCTTCAATAGCACCTTGAGTGTCTAATTGTTTTAAGATGGTGTCAAAGTCACCTAAAGCACCAGATCCAGGAGCAGCAGCGCCAGCGAAATCGTTATAAACGTTTCCTCTAGCTTCAATAGCAGCAAATAAACCTTCAGTACCATCTAAGCCAGTAACAGACCCAGCAGCACCTGTTTTTTCAGCTTCAACCATAGACATTTCCATATAATCTTCAAATCTTAGTCTAGTTTCAGACTGAGCTTTTAAATACCATAAATATCCAGATGTTCCATCTTCAGTAGCAACTTCAACCCAACCAATTTGAGCAGCATCAGATCCACTTATTTCAAAAAAGTCTTTTAAAATAATTGGCTTGTTGCTAAATTGAGTAAAATCAGGTTCAACAGAAGTTACACCACTTGCAGCAGGAGCATTCTCCATGCCTTCTTGTCCTTTTTTAAACTCAGAGCCATATACAAATACTTTCAACGCATTAGCTGTACCACTTAAAGAGTTTAAATTAGCAACTTTATAAGTTTCTACAGTTACATCAGCATAAGTATTACCGCCTCTAGCTGTAACATCAGTTACTAAAGCTTTTACAGTGTTTATACCGTCAGAAACAACAATAGTAGCGTGTTTTCTTATAACACACTCTTTTCCTGTTTCTAAATCTATTCTAACACTTGTAGCAGTTTGCTTTGTTGCTCCGTCGTAAGAAATGTGAAGTCTATTTTGCTCAGACCAAATAACTTGATCAGAACTCATAGGCATTTCAGCTCCTACCATTCTCAAGAAACCACCAATAGTTCGGTTTCCGTATCTTTCTACTTCAGCTTCGTAAAGCTCAGGTAGATATTGTTGTGCAAATGTATCCGTGTCGCCAGCTCCACCACCGTTAAAAGAAAGGTAATTTGACGATAAAGTCATTTTCTTTTGGTGAGGAATTAAACTTGGAGGAAACGCGTTTGCAGGGTTTAAATTAGCAAATCCCATTTTTTTCTAAATTTTAATTGTTTTTATTTTTTATTCTTAATTTTAACTTAGAACTATCAACACCGCTTATTGCTTTTACTTTTAATCCATTAATATAAACATCACCAGTAGACGTAGCTCTTGGCTCATTTGTTATATTTTTAGATTTAGCCATCACATCTTTAACAGCGTCGGCTTTGCCTTGCTCATAAAAATGATTAGCAATAGTATCAGCATTTTGTGCCGCGAAAATAGCTTTATGGTAACCTTTATAGTCTTTTACTTCACCCTTATTATCTAAGAACTTCCCGATTAGGTTAGTAAGATCAGATTGATTACTTGCAACACTTTCTTTATCACTAACTCCATATCTAAACTTCTTTTCTCCAACATTGAAGTCAAAACCTTTGAATTCTTGGTTAAAAAAGTTTTTAGTGTTAGATTTAAATGTATCGTGTTGGTTTTTTTGTATTTTCTGTTCTTCGTTGTATCTATTGAAAAAGTCAGTAGCTTTCTGTTGGTCTTGAGTTACGCCGGGTCTCAACTTGATTTCGTCGTAGTATTTACTCTTAGTGTCCTCTAAAAATTTACGGGCTTTAGCAATCTCTTCTTTGAAGTCGAGTTTCTTTTTTCTTATATCTCGCTCTTCATCCATATCTTCGTCAAATGAAAAACTATCTTCTAATAAGAAGTTTATTTCTTCATGATCCAAATGTGGTTTAGTTTGTTTGTAGTATTCTCTAATTAAAGCATTGTCATCAACAGTAGAGTAGTCGGCGTTTAATCTAACGTAATCTTCTACAGTTCCACCTGTTTCTTCCATAAACGAAACTAGTTTCTCGATGTTTTCTGGTAGGGGTTTTCCAACTACTTTCTCATCTCTAACAGCTTCTTTTAGTTCCTGCTCTACTTCTTTTATTTCTTCAATTTCTTCTTTTGTAATTTCCTGTATAGGTGTTACATTTTCTTTTTCTTCTTGTTCTTTACCTTTTTCGTCTTTGGTGCTATTAGAATCCCCTTTAGGCTCATCATCCCCTTTGGAGTCCTCATCGATAACAAGTTTGACTGGTTCTTCTTCTTTGACAGCATCTTCTTTGTTTTTAGATAAATCTACTTTAATTGTTTCTTGTTTTTTAGTAAGCTTTTTTGGTTTAGTTGGTTTTTTAACCTTAAACTCACCTTGCTCTAAAACGCCATCGGCGCCTTCTTTTATTTTTTCTGACATAATATAATATAATAGTTAATAAAAAATTACTTAGGGCCAAACTGCTCTAAGCCAAATCCACCCATGTTGTCACTACCTGCGGATTCAAAATTCTTAGGTAATAAATCATTTTTTCTTTGATCTATTAACTCAGATTGTTGTGTTGCTTGTATTTTAGTTCGTTCGTCTTTACGATCTTCCTTAAAACTTTCTTCTTGTCTTTTAGCTTGTCCTTGAGCTTGTGATAGTTGTACATTGTACTGAAACTCTTGCTGCATTAACTGCTGTTTTAATTGAGCTTCCATTTCCATTTTCTTTATATCAAGCTGGGACTTAGCGTTTTCTAATTGAATTTTTTGCTCAGTTAAAACCTGTTGTTTTTGCGTTTCAGCTAAAGCTGTTTGTTCTGCTAGTTGCGCGTTAGACTGTGCTTGAGCCTGCATATTAGCCTGTTGAGCTTGTTGATCTCTCTCTTGTTTCTTTCTTCTCTTTTGCTTTAACATTTGATTAGCCAGTTTTAAGTTGGCAACCTCTCTAATATCGATAGCATCTTCAAGATCTATTTGTCCAGACTGCAAAGCTACTTGTATGTTTTGCTCTAGTTGAGCTTTCTGCTCTTCATCTGGTTCTAACTCTAGAAACACTCCAAAATCATGTATACTTAAATCTATTAGTTCGTCTAAAGTTCCTACATTATACTTAGATATACTTTGTTCTAAAGACATTCTAGTTAAGGGAAACATTAAAGCATCAGCTACTCTTAATGATATATTTTCACAAGTTCTAAGTGTTAAGTATAAACTGGCTTGTAATATATGCCTAGTAGCTACGTTTGAATTAGCAGCAGCTAACTTTTGTAAACCAACTAATGACTGCTTGTCTGGTAATGTGCCATCTCTAGCTTCATTAAGCCCGGTCACATCTCTAATCATTTTTAAGTAATACTCATAAGTTTGTATTAATGACTGTATCTTACCCATACCATTAGAGGATGAAAGCTCTTGTATTGGAACTTTACCTGGGTTCATACCACCATCTTGAGTCATTGATCTACCAACTAAAGATCCAGTTTGAAAATACATATTTAATGCTTCTGCTGGATTATAATTAGTACCATTGCCTAAATCTACTTCTGCTAAACCATCTATATCCATATAAACCCCATCAGGCACTATTCTAGACATAACCTGTTGCAGTTTTA